GGTGTTCTTGATATATAAGATGAAGCCATAATTTATATTAGCAGAAACCTGCTCCTCCTGTCGAGCCATAAGAACTTGTTAATGTAAACTCTCTATCGGCTGTTTGTCCTTCTTGATCTGTTATTCGTAATGTAAACGTATGTGTTCTTGCTGTGCCGTGATTGTTGTCAAAACTAGTAGTTGTTATCACACCTGTTGAGCTATTCAACGTACATTTAGCTAATGAAGCATTTGTTAATACACTTGTTGTTTCCGAATAAGCTAATGTACTATCTCCTGATCCTGCAACTGTTGCAACTGTTCCTGAAAAATTACCTGCAATAGTTCCAATAGAACCTGCACTTGTCGTCCACGTTGGAGCTGCTGATGCAGTTAAAAAACTTGCTGCTGATAAACCTGCATTACCATCAGGATTTTCTACTCTTATTCTATAAGTAGTAGCATTAGCTGGTAATGTAATAGTAACTGTTAATTGAGTTGCACTATCTCTTTGAACTGTACTAGCTGCATACCATATTCCTGTTGCTGTATTTAAAGCATCTACTCTAACTCCTACAGAAAAGTTTGTACCTGTAATTGTAATAGTAGAAGATGTGTTAGGAATAGTTGTAGGTGACACACTTGCTGCTGTTGGTTTAACTTCAGCAGGAGCATTATTTAATCTTGCTTCAGCTATATCTCCGCTAGTAATAGCGCTTGCTGGAAATTGGTATTTTGCATCTCTATAATTTGTCATATTATTTTTCTATTAATAACCATCCTTGTGTTGAATTGTAATAAACTAATCCAAAACCTGCTCGTTCAGTTGCGACATCTAAATTTGCAGAAGCACCTTGAATTTTACTACTACCATTTAAAATTGTTAAATCATTTGTATCAAAAGTTCCACTCACATCTAAAAATCTTATTGTATCTCCTATAGTGCCTGAAGGTAAAGTTACATCTACTGCATTACTTGAAGTATCTATAAAATAATTTTTTCTTGCTTCTGCTGTAAAGTTTGCAGATTTACTTTCCCAAACTGCACCTAAAGCTGAAGCAGGTAATCTTGCTTCTCCAATTGTTCCTGAATTAATTGCAGAACCATCTACTGCTGCAACATTAAATGTTCCATAACCAACTACCGATAAGTTATCGCCTACTGTCGCACCTGTTGCTAATACTACAGAAGTACCTGAAGTAATTGTAATATCAGCTCCATTTAATCTAACTCCATTTAAGTAGACATCTGCGAAACCTGCATCATAAGCAAGTGTATTTCCATTAATGTCTGCTCCAGTAAAAGTTGTTTGATTTGCTGTAGCTGTATATTCGTATCTTTGAGAAGTTCCATTTACTGTAGAACCTGCTGCCGCCCAACCACTTGATTTATAAACTTTTAATTCATTAGCAGTAGTATCAAAGTATAAATCTCCAATATCTAAACTAGAAGATGGTGCTGAACTTGAAATTCTATATCTATCTGCAAAAGAATTAACTCCTGAAATATTAGTAGCTACTGTATTTACGTTAGCTATTGAACCACCTGTTAAATTTACATTAGCTATTGAGCCACCAACTAAATTAACATTTGCTATTGCACCTGCTACAGTTCCAATATTTGTTGAATCTCCTGCAACAGTTGTTACATTAGCTGATATTCCTGCAACTGTTGTAATGTTAGCTGATATTGGTGCTAACGTATTAACATTAGCAATATTTGTACCTACTGCATCAACATTAGTAATTGAAGTTGCTACTGTATCAATTTCTGATGTTGCTTCGTTTAAATCATCAGCTACAGTTTCTACTTCTGAAACAGCTTCTGCTAAATCATTTGCTACCGCAACTACTTTTGTAATATCTGCTGCGACCGCATTAACTGAACCAATAGATCCAGCAACTAAATTTATATTAGAGGCATTACTTGCAACTGATGTTACATTAGAAGCAATACCACTAACTGTTGTTACGTCACTAGCTATTCCAGCTATTGTATTTACATTAGTAATAGAATGACTAAATTCTAAAGCTGTTCCGCCTGAGTTAACTGTTAAAATTTTGTTAGCTGCTAATTCTGGAAAAGTAAGATTGTATGTTGATGCAGTTGTTGACGCAGCTCTAGGAGAGTATTTTAAATCTCTACTAACTTGCTGAGTCATTGCAATAATTTTATCTAACTCATCATTTAATGATGCTATTTGAAATGCTCCTGATGTTGGAAAATCAGTAGCTCTAGCAATAGACATATCTCTATAAATAGTAATAACGTCATTTACTGTAGCACCTGGACTACCTAATGTTATTGATCCACCGCCTGTAACACCTGCACCTGTTACCGAATATTTTGTAGCATCAGATGGAGATGCTTCATAAGCTAATAATGTAGATCCATTATAAACTTTTATATCTGCATTAACAAAAAATTCGAAATTAATACTAAAAGCAGTTTGTCCACTTGTGGCAGTATATTGTACTCGAGGAGTAACGTCTGATATTGTAATAGCCATTATTTAAATCTTAAACCTTTTTGTAAATCGTCAAACAACCAATCGAGATACCATACGTTTTGAAAAGGTATAAGTCGCCTCACATTTTTGGCTGTATGGTGATTATATTTATTTCCTCCTACGTCATATAAAATATCAAATATATTATATAATTGACCTCCTGTCGGCCCTGCTAATGTACCAGCTTTCCATCTATTAGAAGATCCATATGGTTTGTTAACTCCTAATGCAGGAGAAATACCTATTCTATTGTCTGATAATGTTTCAATAGCTTTATTAATATCTGTATAAATTCCAGCTAATCCAGATCTATCAAAAGCGTTCATTAATTTAGTTGCAAAAGGAACTTTAGAATAATCTCTATTAAATCTTGTTTTATGATATAAAGAATCAATTAACATACCTGATCCAATTAAAAGCATTGCTCCAAATAAAAAATCCATATCTCTTTCTTGCATACCTCTCATTAACATTCTTTGAGTAGAAGCCATAGCAAATTTTTTAAACTGAGCAAATGTAGATCCTAATTCATAACTCATCCATAAAGGAGTATCTCCTTTGCCTGGGGTAACAATTGTAACATTAATATCTTTATTTAATGCACCTTGAAAAGCTTTAACTGCTGCTTCGTCTGTCCAATTAGCAGTCATTGCAATATAATTATGATTAATACCTACATCATTTTTACCAGGAATAATTCCGTGTTCTTGAACTTGTTTAGCAATTCTAGCAGCCATTTGTTTATCTATACCTGATGCCGCTAAAGCAGTTTTCCATTTATCTCTTACAGTACCTTTAGTCCATAAAATAGAATCTTCTAATATTCTAGAACCAATAGTTACTGATGCCATTGATTTTGCAAACTCTGTCCATCTAGACATTAAATTTAAATACATAAAATTAAATTGAGAAGTCTTACCCATTACACCTTCAAGTTTAGAAGTCATTGCAAACATATCTGATGTATCTGCAAATAACATTGCTCTTTGTCCTGTTATCATATCTACTGCTTCCGCAGTTGCTTGAGCTTCTTTTTTACCCATTTTAAAAATACTATTAGAAGTTTTACCACCTAAAAAATCTGCAAACATTTCAAATTGAGTTTTAAAACCTCTTTTAATTCCTGATGTCATAACAGTACGAGCAACGTCAGGTATAGCTGCTGCAAAACCTGTAAGCATTGTAAGAGCATTATAATGTTTCATTGTTCTCATACCTTTAGAATACCAAACGTGAGGATCTGAAGGTAAACCAAATGTGCCTCTTAATAATTCAATAGATGATTCAAGATCAGATAATGTTTGATTTTTTTCTTGAACAAGTTTAGCTCGTTCTTTTCCTTTAGCAAAACCTATTCTTTTATTATATTCTGCAGCAACACTTAATAAACCAGGATCTGTCATAGATTCTGCTTCATTTAAATATTTCATTCCTATTCCGTTAGGATCTCCATATTTTCTAGTTAATAATATATCAGGAGCTATAGATCTATAATAAGTTTTTTGTAAAGCAAAAATATCTCCTAAAATAAAACCACCTTCTAATAATTCTAATTGAGCTTTTTGATCTAAATTTAATTCTCTAGCTTTTGTAGATCGTGCATATCTTGGTCTATTAAAAGCAAATCGTTCTCTTGCTAATAAAGAATTTAATTCTTCAAAACCACCTTTTTGTAATGCTTCTATTCTTGTTCCTAATTTAGCCCAAGGTGTTTTTTCAAATCTAACAAAAGGAAAATGATTAGATAAATCATCTACTAATTGATTTAATTTACTTTCGTTAATAACAATACGCTTTCTTTGATAATTACCTCTTATAATTTCTTTAAATCGTGTTTGATTTTTATTAATAGAATTTTTATTATAAATAATATTAATATAATTTTTAACACCTGGACCTTGAGCATTAATTAATCTTTTATTTAATTTTGCTATTTTATTTTCTATTTCAGTTAAAGAATGTTTAGTAATTTTGCCATCAATTTTAGAAGTAAATGTTTTATAAGTTTCTCCTGTTTTAGTTCTCATATCTTTTAAAATATTTTCCCAAAAATTTAATTCAGCTCTAATAGGAATTTCTCTCATTTTTAAAGCTTGCACTTCTTCAAATAAAGGTCTGTAAACTAAATCATCAGTTCTCCGAGCTGCTGCTGCTACTTCTGCTATTTCGTGATTACCAGCAATTCTAGCTTTAGTAATTTCATATGAAANTTCTCTTAAAGACATTTTTTCACTATTGGTATTTTTAGTAAGAGTATTTTTTAATGTAATACCTATGTCTGTTGTAGGTGCTTTTTGCTTTGTTCTTTCAAGATATTTTAAATAAAATTCTTTAATTTCTCTCATACTGTTTAAAACACCTAATTCCATCATTCTTAATTGTGTTTCTAATGATGTATTAGTTGCTTCAAATCCCCATTCTTTTGTATTTTTTAATTTTAATAAAGGAGTATCTAATATGTTAGCAATCATATTTCTTGCATTAGAAGATATAGATTTAGTAACTCTAAAAACTGGAGTCCAAGGCCCTTCTTCACCAAACAACCATAATTTAGATTTAACAAATGCTTCTCCTTCTAATCTTTTTTGAGGAGTAGATAATTTAGTGGTACTAACTCCTTCAGCTCCAACTCCGCTAGGAGGTTTATCTAATTTATTAGGATTAACAAATTGACCATCTTCATATAATTTTGAAGGTGTACTAGTTTGTTTAATTAATGAAGCTTCTTTAAAAACTATTGTTTGATTTATATCAAATCTTTTTTGAAGTCTTGCATATTCAATTAAATCTTTAGATGTTTTTCTTTTTTTAAATTGAATTTTTACACCATCATAATTATTTTTTTCTACCCATTCTCTTGCTTTTTTCCAAGCAGGAATTTCAAATGTTTTTTGATGTTGTATTTGTGCTTCTTTTGTTGGTAATTCTTTTAATGTTTTATAATAATGTTCAGCATTTTTAACACCAGCTTTTTTAAATAATTCTACAACATCAGCATCTGTAGTAAGTTTATATACATTTTTTAAATTAGAAACATATTTAGTTAATGTTGATCCGTATTCTGAAGCTAGTGCTTTACTTTCCGAAAGATAAATTCCTGTTCCAAAAGCACTAGTTTCTAAACCTTCTAATTCTTTAAATGTAGGAGTAAATTTTATTTTTGCATTTTCACCTGTTCCTCTATATAAAGTGCCATTCCATTCTGCATCTAATTGTTTAGTTTCTTTAGCAGTTTTTGGCGTAATATTACCATTAGCTAATTTATTAAGAATAAGAGGAATACCATAACCAGCTGCTGCTACATAAGGTACATAATTATCATCTCTCATTGAATCCATATTTTGTTTTAATAATTCTTCTCCAACTAATGCTGTGCCAAAAACTTTAGCTGCTTGTCCTACTTTAGTAAATAATAATGCAGTAGATGGATCTGCAAAAGCTCCTGTTACTCTACCTAAATGATACCAAGGAGATGCGTAATTATTTTCTGCGTGTTTTTTTAATTTAGCTATTATAGCTGCTGTTTCCATTTTACTTTGACTAAAATAAAAATGCTGCATATAGTCTTTATAATTTTTTAATTGAGGATCATCTTCAGGTATATAATTTTCTTCTGCAGGAAAATCAGAATTATCTTTCATCCATTCATAAGTTTTAGCAAATAAATTTTCTTCTTTAAAACCTGTCCACCAATCTTTACTGCTCCACGTTTGAGCAGTTTTATTTTCAATTCTTTGCTTTTCATCTTGTTCAGATGTTTGAGCAAAAGGCATATATAATGATGACATTATAATTCTCCCAATCGACCTTCGTATGATTGTATAGCTAAATTAATTCCTTCCATAATAACTGCATCTACAAAATTAGAATTAAAATTTTTATTTTTATATGTTTCAAATCCCATTTCGTGTTGTGTAATAAGTTTTAATAAACTATGTAATGCGTTTTTATCTAATAAATCTACTGTATCAGAAGGTTTAAAATTAGTATGTGTTGTTAAAGCTGTTAAATAAGAAGCAGTATCTTCAGCATACATTGTAAAAATTTCTTCATAAGTAGGATGGTCACTAAATCTTTTATCTATGTTATTTAATTTTGCAGTTAAACTTGAATGATTTAAAATAGATTTAACAGCAGCTCTAATACTATTTTTAGGATGAGCAAATACTGCAAACTTTCTACTATCTCTTTTATATTTAACATCTATTTCACCATCCCAATCAGCTGAAGAAGCAGCTGCCCAGTTATTAGTTCTATAAGTTAAAGCTTGTGAAGTATCTTTATAATTTTCTAATGCAAAATTTTTAAAAGATAAACTCATAATGCTATTACTAAAAGGTGTGTCTGCAGGACTGTAAATAGCTTCTGTGTTTTTTTCTGCATTAGATAAATTTATATTCTTTTTAATTTTTTCATTTAAACTTAAATGATCTACAGCTACTTTATTAACTTCCATTAAATCTGTTTGTACTTTTCTTATATCTATATCTACTCCAGCCATTTTCATTAATAAAGCAAAAGGTCTAATTTCTGCTGGTACATCATTTAATAATGGCCAATCTGGATAAAATCTCCAATCTGATAAATTGTAACCCATTTTAATTAATCCAAACATTCCTCTTTTTATCCAATGAGCTTTATCATCAGGTAAATCTATTCCGTGTTTTTCTGTAAATTTTAAAAATTTTTCATAAGTTTCTTTAGTTGCATTATGAACAATTTGTCCGTGAGAAGTTGGAGCATTTTCATTAGTAATATTATCCCAACCATTAGGGTAAAAAGAATCTTCTATAGTAATAAATTCATTATCTTTCCAAACTGTTAATTTAAATTCAGGTAAACCTTTATAATTATTACCTGTAGGTTTAATTTCCATATGTATATTATCATTATTAAACCTAGTATTATCGCCTTGATCATTATCAGCCCATTTTTTAAAAACATCTTTCCATACATTATCATCTGTAGATCCCCATTTGCTTATTTTTTCATCATTAGATAAAGCAGAAAAATCTGCATTAATTGAAGCATAAACATCATTAGAATCTAAATTGCCAAATACTGATTCATAACTATTTTTTTGCATTTTAGGTTGACCATCTGATGTGTGTGTAGTAATTCTCCAATTTTCATTTAATAATTTTTGTTTTGTTCTTTCCCAAGCTTTATTCATTAAAGCATTATTACTTTTATCCCATATATCAATATTCATATTAGGAGCAATAATAGCTAATTCATTAATTAACATTTCTGTTATTTTAGCTTTTGCGTGTATTGGAACAATATCAGAAGCATCGTGCCAACCAAAAGTAGTAGAATCATCGGCTTTTA